TAGTAAAAGGCAATAAAGTCTTTAAACAATTTTCAAAATTGCTTTGTGTATTAGTGACATTAGGATTGTGTGATATAGCACGCATTCCATTTAGCATCAAAGGTTTTAAGTTATTTGATGAAAAGATGATTAAACAACATATGACTGCACATGATTTAGCAGAAGCTATGTTTGGCACAATAACCTATTTTGCAGAGGGTGCCTATTTATGCTTTAAGACTGGATCATTGAAACCATTAATGATGGATGATTTTGCAGCTTTAGAATTAGACGACGAGTATAGTGATGTTATTACCATGTGGACTCTTGTACAAAATGGAAATTTAGAAAAATTTTTAGGTATGCCTGAACAGGAATTTTTAGATAAGCTAGAGCGCTTATTATTAAAATTGTCCCATTTGTTACCGTCATTGAGCGGTATTGATAAAAAGTTAGTTAGTGATAAGATTCTTAAATTGAAAACAATTAAGAATGAACACACTAATATGAAAATGGCTGCCGGTATTAGAAAAGCACCATTTGCTGTTGAACTATTTGGCGATAGTAGCCAAGGTAAAACAACATTTGGAGAGCAGTTGATCGAATCTCTTTTAACCAGTGTTGGTTACAGCACTGATAGAGAGTTTTGGGCAACAATTAATGCAGGAGATCAATATATGTCTAGTTGGAAAACAACTAAGACAGTCGCTATTTTAGATGATATGGCAAATGAGAAGTCGGAATTTGTACAGAGACCACCAACACGAATGATTATTGACATGTGTAACAATCAAACGTATTATGCAAATAAAGCTGAATTAGAAGGTAAAGGACAGTGCTGGGTAGAACCAGAAATTGTCTTAGCAACCACTAATGTAAAGGATTTAGATGCAAGATCGTATTCACAGTGTCCATATTCTATTCAACGCAGAATGGATTTGGTTATGACTGTTAAATGTAAAGAAAAATTTCAACGTATTAAGGAGGGAATTCCGTGTGGTGTTGATAGCTCTAAGATTAGAGAATATTACACTACAGATGGAGTTTATGACCCACCTTTAATTGATGATATTTGGGAAATTACAATTGAACAAGCAGTTAGACCAGAAAAGTTAACAGTTGCTGCGACCTACCTACCTATAAAATGGAGGGGTAAGGTTATGGAAAAAGTTTCATCCATCCAGGCTATACAATGTGCTATTGAATATTTTCATGAGCATAGGAAGAACCAACAGGCTTTGTTAGATAGGAAATCTGATAAAGAAAGTTTGGTTAGTTGTCCACATCCTGGGTGTTGCCATTTGAAGAATTATTGTCCAGACCATATGTCTGAACAATTTGGATTTGAAATGAGGAAACATGTTAGACGAGTACGTCAGCGTGTTTTTGAAACAGTTGACGAAACGTCACAACTTAGCGAACAATTAGTACAATTATCAACAGCGGAATTATATGATAGAACCAACAAATTT